CCATGCAGATATTAGCTGATGCTGAACACATAATTATTGTTAATACAAATTTCATTTATTATTTTTTACCTTTAAATGTAGAAACACCTTTGATACCTAGAATTGTACTAAAAGCTCCAACTACAAGAGCTTGATAGAACATAGGTAGGTTTGCGAACTTGTCAAAAAATATATCTATCTTTTCTTGAATGTTTGGATCATCACTAAATACAGACCAAGCTAAAAGCAACAAAGGTATTGAAATTAAAATCAAACAAAATTCGTCTTTCCAATCTCCTTTATGACTATCTATGACAGCCTTTTTAAATTCTACTTCTCCTGTTGCCATTCGTTCAGCCATTTTCAATTCTGCTACTGATTCAAGCTCTTTTGTTTTTCTTCTATTGGATGCAATCTTCATTCCAGTTTTAATCATGCCTGGAACTAATTTAGCTGCTATGTTTAACCACATAATCCTCCTAAAGTTTTGCTGATTTCATTTTACCTGCAAGTTTACCTGCTCTATAAGGTACTTGCCTTGCGTAAAGGCTGTCTAAAATTTGATTTCCTGCTTCTTCGTAATCCTCATTGTCCAAAGCTGCCAAGCATTTTACAAATTTCATAGTTCTTGGCATACCTATATTGAAAACTAATTCTATAATTACTTCTCTTGCGATATGGTTTACTGGCTTACCTTCTAAAATTTTATTTGCATCAGTAAGTGCTATGTTAAAATCCTTATCAAATACTTCTTCTAAATATTCTTTTTCGTAAATTTTGCCATCAACCCAATGATCCTCAACGCATAAATGTCCATATCCCACCGTTTTTTTTGATAAACTATCCAAATACACAGTATCTCTATAACCTTCATGTTCTTTGATCTGATTTTTTAAGTCGTCATACATAAGCAATTATCACAAGCACAAAGACCATATCTGTCTGAGTGTAACTCATCAGCACAATGGCATTTGTGAAAGCACTTTCTACAAATTTTTTTAATTTTTCTTTTTATTTTTCTTGGCTCACCAAAATAAAGTTTGTCCATATAGTCAATAAATTTTTTAAAATAATCTTTAATCATTTATTATCCTTAATATTTTTTTCTGACCCATATAGATTTCTGTTTCAGCTTTTACAACTTTACAAGAAAATACAACTCTTTCTGGATTTACTTCTCTTTGAGCAAGTCTTTTAGATTTAAGACACAAACTCATTTTGTCTTTATAAACATGCTCAATAATTGATCCGTTCAATGTTAAAATGAGAGCCACCACAGTTTCAATCATTGTCTAAAACCTTTCCCTTATTCATTCCTTCTTTGATTACATATTTTTGAGTTCCGTTAGCTCCAATATTTACTTCTTTTCTAAGTTCTGTTATTAATTTTTTTTCAAATTGTTTTTTTTTAACATCTTTAATATGGTTTAAAATTTTTCTATTAATTCGTTCCATTTAATTTTTTTTGTAGCATATCGACCTGTTCTTTAAGGTGGTCTATATTTACTTTGTTATATCTTGATGCTTCAATTTCTTTTTCTATACTTTCAATTTGACCTGCAATATGTTCAATAAGCATAAACATTTCTAAATTCTTTGGCTCTTGTTCTGCTTTTTTTAAAAGGTCGGCAGCAAAAAGAGTATCTGCTGTTTCAAGTTTTGATAATCTTTCTTGAATTGTAAAAAACCCATACAAACCTGTGCAAATTATAAAAATTAATGCAATTAAATTTCTAATAGGTAAGCTCAAATTTGTAGATTCATTGAGTTTAATTTGTCTCATGGTCAATCATTAATAATTTAATATTTAATTTTTTTTGTAATTCTGTTCTACCTCTACCAATAGTCTTTTTGTAATGAGGTTTTTTTAATTTTTTTCGGTAAGTATTAGATTTAACATCTAATAAAGTAGCATTACCTTTTCTATCAACCACTACTAAATCAAATGGACATTGGGGATCTACAGCTTTTGCAACATAAAAATTCTTTTTTAAATAATCTATGATTACTTTGTATTCTCCGATAGATCCTTTAACTGATGTTGTTAGCTTGTTAGGCTGACCACTAGACTTAGTAATGAGCTTAAACTTATCATTCCTACAGCCCATAATAATTTATAAACATTTGAAACTTTAACGTCTAAATGAGCCAAATGATTATCCTTAATAACACTTATTTTGTTATGTATTAATTTTATTTCCCCTTGAAGCTTAATAATTTCATTTGCGTTCTTTTGAGATTGAGTAGCCATTAGTTTGTCTTTTTCTTGTTAGCATTAGACATCATAATCATTTGCAAATATTCATTAATTGCTTGTCTTGATTGAGAGTCAGAATTTGCCATAATTATACCTAATTTTGAAATATGTTTTGCAACACCTTCAAAACCTTCATTAGAAGCTATATCAGTTCCTTGAGCCATCCATTTAACAAATTTTGGGTTTGTCATTAATTTTGCAGTCTGATTTGCACCACCAATAACTAAAGGTACTGATAGAATGAATGCAGGATTACCAGTAAATGCTGTAGCTCCACCACCAAATATTAATCCTTGTCCAACTAATCTGTCTGCTGTACCTGATGGATTTTTAAATGTTTTACCACTTTCTCTAATGACAGATGCGATCTTAGCAACCTTATCTAAATCTTTGTCTAAACCTTTAAAACCTTTTCCAGAAAATAAAATATTTTTTGTTTCTTTACTTAATTTATTCCAATTTGTTAAAAATGTTTCAGAAGAAAATCTACCAGTAGCTTCTAATATTTCATCAGATCCTTCTGCTAAACCTTGTGATGGTTGTATTCTTCCAAGTCTTTCAATAACAGATGAAAGAAAAATTTTATATTGTTCTGGATTTAAAGATTTTTTTATTGCATTGACTCTTGTATAACCTTCTTTTGCACTATTCATTAACAAAGAAGTTATTTTATCTGGATCACCAGTCTTGTAGATAGGCTCTAAATAATCATCAATCCTTTTTAAACCTGATTTGTAAAAACTATTGGCTCTTTTATATGCTCTAGTTCCTTTTTTGCCACCATTTTTTGCAATACCTATTCCTAAATCATCTGATAAAGCTTTGTAAACTAATTTTAGTTGTGCTTTTTCAACATCAGGAATTAACTCAAAACTAGATAATTTATTTCCAATTCTACTTCTTAATTGAGATACAGCTTGATAAGGAAGATTGCCATTATTTTTTGCAACATCTTTTTGCAAACCTTCTAATACTTCATTTAAAAATGAATTTGAAAATTTGGCACTTGTTTGTTCAGCACCTTTAATTGGTTGAACTAATTTTTGCAGCTCCTTTATAGTTCCATTCATGGATATTGGAGCATCTGGTTTTACAAAACTATCAACTTCTTTGTATAAAACATTGGCTCTTGATTGAAATCTACCAGTAAAGCTTGATGCAGAATTTACACCACTTTTTATTCCATCTTTTACAGTTCGACCAACAAGAATTGTATTGGCAGGTAAAGGTTTATTAATTAATTTTTTTGCAATATTAGTTGAAAATTTTCCAAGATCATCTTGTGCAGTTTGAGCAAATTTAGCATACACACCTGACCCACCAGGTATATTTGCTAGTACCATCTCTACAGTTTGAATACCTTGATTTTGTGTTACTTGACCTAAAGATGGACTTACACCTGCATCAACAAAGTTTTTTAATCTTTGACCTGCTTTATTCATGGCTTGTTTACCACCAGTAACAAAAAGTTTAAATCCCTTCATTATATAGGGTGCTGCTGCTTGACCTAAAGAACCAAAGATTGTGTCTGTTCCTCTTTGTGCAAGGTGTTCAGTATTACTTCTTAAAACTTCTGTTCCAAACTGTTGACCGACTTGTTCAAATAATTCTGCTGCACTAGACATACCAACTCCAGAACCTAAAATAGTTCCACCGCCAGGATTAACCATAGTACCACCTGCTGCACCTGCAACAGATCCTATAAATTCAGTAGCTTCTTTACTTATATCTATTAAATCTCCTGGTGAAAATCTTGTTTTATCATCTAAAATAAATTGTTCACTACCTTGATTTGAAACAACATAAGTTGAATCACTTTCATTAAATTTTACATTGTCATAAAATTTTTCAAGAGTTGCTATTTTAGATTGTTGATTAGGTGCTGCTTCAACAAGAAATCTAATCTTGTAAGGAACTTCTTTCATGGTAGAAGCTGCCTGATTAGGATTTACATAATTTTCTTCTTCAATAAACTCTACTGTAGGTATTTCAGCCATAATTACCTTTTTATTCTAAATCTTCTGCCATCAGGCATTTTATAAATAAATTCTTTTGTATCTATGTCAAATTCTTCTAAAATTGTTCCTGGAGGTACATTAATTATTTCACCAGATGCATTTTTAATTTGTTTAGGTCTAAAATCAGAATCAAAAAATATTTCTGATTTTTTTATTTCTCTTTCATCAAGAGCATTATTAAATGATGTTCTAAATTGATCTAAAGATTTTTGGTTTGTTTGAAATAATTTAATTGCAGTTGATACAAAATCTTTTCTTTGTTCTAAACTTAATTTTTCACCAGTTAATGCTTTATTAAATGCGTTTCTTACCCTTGATGGAATACCTGCTGCGTTTGCTGCTGTAGCCTGTTCTCCCTCTCTAACAACTGAAGTTGGATCTAAAACTTTCATAAAAGTAAATATTAAAGATACATCCCCTGCTGCTGAGTCTTGTTCTGCACCTGCAAGAACTTTATTAATTTGTTCTTGTGCAGTATTAAAATTTTTAACATTTTCATTAGTTCTGTAGATAGATTGAAAATTTTCTATCATTGATTTTTTTTGTTTTTTTGCTTCTGAAAGGTCTTTTTTTGGAAAAAATCTTGCTGAGTTAGCTTGTATTTCTGGCTCAGTTTTTAAAACATTTTTTTTTAAAAGATCATCAAAAACTTCCTTTGTTGGTAAGTTTATATTTTTTTCTACACCTGGAAGCACCCTATCACCTGTATCGGCAAAATAATTAAAACCATCTGCTGCTTTAATTATTCTTCTTTCCTTCTTTTTTCTTTTTAGTAAATCCATTGATTTAAAAGGATCGGCAGAAATTAAAGCCTTTTCTATATCACTAAAGCCTGACATATCCATATCTGATATTTGATTTCTTAAATCTGTCATTCTTTGCTGATTTTGAAACATATTAGCTGTTCTTGCAGCATTGATTAATTGAGGAAAGGCTGCCTGTCCAAAAGATTGACCCATAGATCCTGCCGATAAAAGACCTGCACCGAATAAAAATTCTTCGTCTTGTAATAAACCTCTTATATTTAATCTATCAAATATGCTCAT